GATGGTAATTGGGATGACATTGCAAATGGCGAATGGCATCATATAGCTTATACTTATGATGGTACTTCTAATGCGGGTGGATTAAAAGTTTATGTAGATGGACAACCTAGTAACTCTATGGCTACTGCTTCTACGGGTATAAAAGACAGCACAGGTAGTAATTGGGACACTTTAATATTAGGTATGCGACAGTATACGTATGAAACAATTGACGGAGAATATTCTAATTTAAGTATATTCAACACTGATCTCGAAGCTACTGGAACACAATCTATAGAATCTCTTTATGCTAATGGAATTCCTCCAGAAATAAGTAATTACAATAACTTAGTAGGTTGGTGGAAACTAGATCAATCAGCAAACTGGGAAGCTGACTCAGCGGGTGAATGGCAAATACCAGACGCACTTTCAGCATATCCACAGAGTTTTAGTTTTAATGGTGTTGATGATCAAATAAATTTAGGATTAGAAAGCGACCTTGATATAGGTGGCGCTTCAAAATATTCTACTAGTTTATGGTTTAAAAAAGTTTCTAATGGTACTAATTGTTTCTGGGGATATAACTATGGAGATCCGAGCGGTAGTGGATTTTATCTATGGCAAAGCAGTGGTGCTTTTAGAGTAGCTGTTGGAAACAATAGTTTAACAACTGGCTTTGGTTATTATAATATAGTATCAGCTAATGTACCAATAAGCGAATGGATTAATGTAGTTGTGGTTTTTGATGGGACACTAGCTTCTGGTAATGATAGAATAAAAGTTTACCAAAATGGAGAGCTAGCTACAGGAACATACGTTAATGGAAGTAATTTCCCCGCAACACTGCCTAATGGAAATGGGGCAAGCAATAGAAATGTTTATTTAGGTCAACTACAATTAGCTAACGGTAGTTTTTCTTATAGTTTTGATGGTAAAATGTCAAACGTTATGCAATGGACTACTGATCTTTCTTTATCAGATGCCACCGCTATTTACAACAATGGTGTTCCTTTACCTACAGCTTCTGTTCAAGCAAGCAGCTTAAAAGCTTGGTATAAGCTAGACAACACAGCTATATTTTATCCAACACAACAATATTGGGGTATACCAAACGCTGCTTCTACTTCAAATATATTAAACTTTTCAAACTAACGATATGCCAGGAGGAACATTAGCCGGACCATACAACAGTAGTACTTGGGTAGATCCCAACGATCCAACTATTTTAGGAGCTAACGCTCTAGGAGCTGATTTAGTTGATTCACCAGTAACAATATCTTTTTGGTTAAAAATTAATCAAATAGATCAACCTTTTGTAAACACCGCTCCATCAATATGTACTTTTGGAAGATGGATGTATCAACCCCACCACAATGCTGGTAATAATAAAGGTATTAGTGTTAGTAGTGGTAGATATGCTGCTGGATATAATGACGCACCTACAATTACACTATCATACGGTTTAATGCAATTCAGATATGTACTTGCGGGTACAACCGGTTCATCAGGCAGTAGTACTAGGTATGTTAATTGGAAAGCTAGAGAAAATCCACCTTTTGATGGATTTGTACATTTTTTAGCTTATTTTACCCCAGGTGCAGCAGCTAATGACATTACTAAGTTTAATATGTATTTTAACAATGACGATACTAGGGGAACTGCTAGTGGCGCAACTCCAACTACAGCAGGTGTTTATCCTAATTATACAGATAGTACTGTTATAGCGAATGCTTTTCTTAATCCATATTATTACTTACCAGGTAATAGAACTATACTAGGTGGAACTAGTGATTCTAATGGAGGCAATTCAGACGCTAATAAAGGTTATGAAGTTAAACAATTGGTTTTATATAATAAAGTAGTTTCAGAAACTGAAAGAAACACTATATATAATAGTGGTAGTCCTTTAGCTTCAAAAGATCTGTATCCCACAGGGGCTTTAGCTGGATACTTTTTCGACGGTTCAACAACATACGAAGCAGATTATTGGAACGGTCAACAAGGCGAAATGGGACGATGGAAATCAAAAAACGTATTTGGAAGTCCTAAAGGTGATGTTACAAGTAACTACACTAGAGTTACCACAACTGGATACGAGGTAATGGGCAATTATCCATCTCCTTTGTTATTACAAACAGGCGTAGGCCATTCAAATTAATATTATGAATCAAGGTAGTTTAGTTTATAATAATGTATCAACATTAAACGGGGAAAGCTCAGGTATGGACACCACTAACTTAGTTCAAAGTAATTTAACTAGAACACAGCCGTTTAGTAGTTATAGTATTGATTTTGATTATGCAGGTGGTGATTATATTCAAACGACAGCTGGTAGTAACTCTATACTTTCTGGAGCCACTAGTTGTACTGTTTCAGCTTGGGTTAATTTTTCAGATTTAAGTTCTGGTGCGGGCTTAAAAGCAATTGCAACTAACTGGGAACAAACTACGGGTAGTTACAACTATATACTTAGATATTATCAAAGTCAATTTCAGTTTTACATACACGCAAATGGATCTACTGGTAATGCCACTTATGGGTTTACACCTACTTTAAATACTTGGTATCATGTTTTAGGAACTTTAACTGGTGGTATAATACAAATATATCTTAACGGCGCTGCTGTTGGAACACCTGGTACTAGAACAGGAACAATGCCTACTATAACTACAAGTGATAAAATAGGTTACTATAGAAGTGGATCTACTGATTATTTTATGGATGGAGCAGTATCAAACGTGGCTATATGGAAAAATACAGCTCTTAGTCAAGATGATATATTAAATCTATATAATAATGGAATACCACAAAGTTTGAGCAGTTTTAGGATAACACCTACTGCTTGGTTTCCACTTGATCAATCTTATACTTACTTTAATGGATCTGTTTTAGTAGCAAGAGATGTTATAAGTGGTAATGATGGAACTGGAGTAAATTTAATTCAAGAAAATATAATAGGTAACGCACCTGGTTCAGATTCTAACGGCGTAGGAACAAACTTAACAATAGCAGATTTAAAAGGTGATATGAAAAGCAGTATCAACAACTCATACAGTATTAATATGGCTGATTACGCAGATGGTGTAACTAATCCAGCAAGCTCAGGCCGATCAACAATTATACCTTAAACAAGTAAAAATGACAACATATATAGTGATAGATATAGATACGCAGACTAAGTTAATAGATTTCAGTCAGATAAACACTACGAGCTCACAAACAATGAGAAGAAACATAGCTAACACACAAGCTATGTTATCTTATCAAGTAACTCCTAGTTTTATTACTAATGGTACAGTTGTACCAATAGACACGCTGAATCACGAAGAAGCTTTAGCCTTGCTATCAACTTCAGCTTGGACGCAACCAGATCCAGGACCTGAAGAATAAATAAAATAAAATTAAATTAAATTAAATGAAAATTAAAGAAGAGCAATTAAAAAAAATAAAAGATCAACAACAAGGTATAGCTAATATAATACATGAAATAGGTATATTAGAATCTAAGAAGCACGCAGCTTTGCATGAAATGGCTGTTATGAATCAAGATGTTGAAGATTATAAAAAAGTTTTAGAAGAAGAGTATGGGCAGGTAAATATAAATCTTGAAGATGGTAGTTATGAAGACATTAAACCAGACGAGATTTAAAATGTCTAATATAATAAGAAAAATTAGTATAGGTTCTGATTACAAAAACGATGCCATGCATTATTCTTTAGGTCAAGAAGTATATGGTGGTCATACTATATGTGATATATTAAGCGATGAGAATAATGGTGAATATTCAATATATATTAAAAAAAATAATGAAGTATTACCATGGAAAAAGTTTAATAGCAATATGGCTATAGCTGTAGAATTTGAATTGAAATATTGATGAAAAGCTTGTATCAATTTATTATCAAACCCTACATAAGTAGATATGATAATACTACAGAAGTAGATGGTAAAGAACTTATCGTTAATACCGGCATTGAAGATCATAAATTTGTAAGTAAGAAAGCAGTTGTTGTTTCTACTCCTGCTGCTTTTAATACAAATATAAAATGTGGGGATAAGGTTTACGTTCATCATAACATTTTTAGAAGATGGTATGATCAAAAAGGTAAAGAAAGAAATTCATCAACTTTTTTTAAAGATGAGTTATATTTTTGCGGTTTAGATCAAATATACATGTACAATTTAAATTGTCATTTAGATTATTGCTTTGTTAAACCTATAAAAGAAAAGTCTTATCTAACAACTAGTAGCGAAAAAGAACATTTTGGTATATTAAAGTATTCTAATAGTTCTTTAGAAGCCATAGGATTAACATCTGGAGCTCTTGTTATATTCACTCCTAACTCAGAGTTTGAGTTTATTATAGAAGGTGAACGCCTTTATTGTATGAAATCTAATGATATAGCCGTAACACATGGATACGAAGGAAACGAAAAAGAAAATAATTCAAGCTGGACAAAAAGCAGTTGAAGAACTTATTAAAGTAGCTAAAGAAAAAATAGTAGACTCTGATGATGATGTTTCAGCTGACAGACTTAAGAATGCTGCAGCTACAAAAAAATTGGCTATATTTGATGCTTTTGAAATACTTAACCGTATTCAAGAAGAAGAAGATATATTAAATGAAAAACCTAAACAAAAGAAAGAAGAAAGAAGTTTTAAAGGTTTTGCAGAAGGGCGTAGCAAATGAGCTATAATCAAACACTTTGGCATGAGCTAAAAGATTATATAAATCCTAAGATACTATCTAAACAAAATAGATATAAAAAATGGGAGTATGGTTATAATGCAGATTATGATTTTATAGTAATTAGTAAAACTGGACAAATTGGACAGATCATTGAAATTCAAAACCTCCGTATTGCTTTACCAAAAGCAGACAAACCTTTTAAACGAAGCGAAGTTAAAAAGGAACAATATTGGGAACAATACGAATACCCAAAACAGTTAAAAAGAATTAAAAGTAGATTTGACTGGGATGAATATCCTAATGATTTTAAAGAAGAATGGTACGATTATATAGATGAAGAATTTAAACGTAGATCAGATGGCTACTGGTTTTATAATAACGGTATGCCTACTTACATCACTGGTACTCATTACATGTATTTGCAGTGGTCAAAAATCGATATCGGAGCACCTGATTATAGAGAAGCAAACAGATTATTCTTCATCTTTTGGGAGGCATGCAAAGCCGATAGCAGATGTTATGGAATGTGTTACCTTAAAAACAGACGGTCTGGTTTCTCCTTTATGTCATCAGCAGAGCTTGTTAACCAGGCAACTATATCTTCAGATGCCAGATTCGGTATCTTATCAAAATCTGGAGCAGATGCTAAAAAAATGTTCACAGACAAAGTTGTACCAATATCCGTTAACTATCCGTTTTTTTTCAAACCCATCCAAGATGGTATGGATCGTCCAAAAACCGAACTGGCGTATAGAGTCCCAGCTTCTAAACTTACTAGACGTAAGATAGAAAGTAATGAGCAGCTTAGAGAATTAGACGGTTTAGACACTACTATTGATTGGAAAAATACAGGAGATAACTCTTACGATGGTGAAAAGCTAAAAATACTAGCACACGATGAAAGTGGTAAGTGGGAAAGACCTGATAACATATTAAACAACTGGAGAGTTACAAAAACTACATTAAGACTAGGACGTAGAATAGTAGGTAAATGTATGATGGGCTCAACC